GCTACACCGTGTCGGCGTTCAAGGGCGGGGAGGCCAGCGAGGAGACGGACACCAGCGGGGAGCTGCAGTTTGCGAACAAGCGGGCCGCATCGTGGTGGGCGGTGCGCGAGGCGCTGGATCCGGCCGGCAACCCGACGCTGGCACTGCCGCCCGACGACGAGCTGATCGGCGACCTGACCGCGCCGCGCATCAAGTACACCAGCTCGGGCAAGATCGGCGTCGAGCCGAAGGACGAGATCCGCAAGCGCCTGGGGCGCAGCCCAGACAGCGGTGACTCGCTGGCGATGGCCATCTACCGGCCCAAGACGCGCACCGCCGAGTTCATCATCGTGGATTGACCATCCCGACAACTCGTTTGACCCTGTAAACAATTTTTACACCCTGTTTACACCCAAAACCGTGCTAGGCTGATAGCAGGATTTGGGGAGGTGTATGAGTATCACGTCCCTCAACCTGCGGTATAGCCCGCCGGTGCCCAGCGAAAGCGACCTCAGAGAAAAGAACCTGGACGCGGCTCGCGCCGTTGAACACGTCAAAATGACGTTGAACGACTGGTTGTCGGCCGACTCGTTCATCCAGCCAGACGAAGGGCTGGGCGCCAACCCGACGCCGAAAAAGCTGCTGGAGTCGTGTGAGGACTGGGTGTATGCCTGCGTCACCGCGATCTCGGGCCGCATCATGTCGCTGCCGTACTGGCTGCAGCTTGAGCGCAAGAGCAAGGGCGGCCCGGTCATCGACACGGTGGACGAGCACATCCTGCTGGATCTGCTGCGCAACCCGAACCCGGTGACCACGGGCGCCGAGCTGTTCTGGATGCTGGCAGGCGACCTGATGACGGCCGGCGACGCCTACTGGTTGCTGCTGCCGGAGGGCAACGGCAAGTGGCCGACGCAGATCTGGCGCCTGCCGCCGGATGCCGTGTGGATCATCTACGACGGCGCCGGAAAGATCCCGCTACAGTACCTGGTGCAGATGAACGGCGGCGCGTTCCGCATCGACCCGCAGTACGTGGCGCCGTTCTCGCTGCCCTACGGCGTGGCCGGCAACTGGCGCGGGAGCATGTCGCCGCTGCGGGCGGCCGCCCGGGCCACCGACCTGTCGCTGTTCACGCAGATATACCAAGGCAACTTTTACAAAAACAACGCCCGCCCTGACTTCCTGGTGGTGTTCCCCGAGGGCGTTGACGTCAACCGGGAGTCGCTCAAGTCGTTCAAGAGCCAGTGGGACTCGGCGCACAAGGGGCTGGACGGGGCGCACAAGTGGGCGGTGCTGACCCAGGGCGCCGACATCAAGACGATCAGCATGCCGGACAGCGACAGGCGGTTCATCGAAGTTTCGGAGATGACCCGTGACAAGATCCTGGCCGCGTTCAAGGTGCCGGCGGCGAAGATCGGCTTAACCACCGACGTGAACCGCAGCAACAGCGAGAGCGCCGACTACACGTTCAACCGCGAGTGCATCAACCCGCTGGCCACGCTCGTCGCCGCGGCGATCAATAAGCACATCATCGACCGCTTCTACCAGCCGGCCAACGTCCGCACCGCCAGGCTGAAATTCGTGTTCGAGAACCCGGTGCCGAAGGATGAAGAGCGCACCCAACGGCTGCTGCTGGACCTGATGGAGCGCGGCATCCGCACGCCGAACGAGGTGGCGGCCGAGCTGGGGTACGACGAGTTCGACGGCGGCGACCAGCGCATCATCAAGACGGGGCTGATCCCGTATGACCAGCTCGGGCTGAACAGCCTATTCGGAGGGCTGGGCGGCCTCGCGCCGGCTGACACCGGCAAGGCGGCAAAAAAAAAGTGCGTCATTGACAAGCGCGAGCGTTACCGCCGGATGAAAACGGTGGACGTGTGGCGCGAGGTCAACCGGGCCGTGCGCGAAACGGGCACGGTGCCGTATGACGCGCACCTGGAGCTGTTCGCCCGGCACGTCAAGGCCATGAAACCGCACGTCAAGCCGTTCCGTGCCGCCCTGGCCGAGGCGTTCGACGAGCAGGGCCGGCGCATCATGGCGAAAGTACGGGCCAATTACGGCAAGTCTCTGGACAAGATCCAACCCGACAAGAGCAAGGCCGCCAAGCTCAAGTTCATTCGCAAGGATCTGCTGGACATGAACGACTACCTCGACATCGAGTACGAGGTCGAGGTGTTTTACACGCTGAACCTGAAGCACCTGACGGATATGTTCCTCGACGCCCTGGGCGCCACGCTGCTGGAGCTGACCGGGGAGCAGCGCGACCTGCTGACGGCGCGGGCCCGCCGGTGGCTGGACACATTCAGCCGGCGGTATGCCGCCGACGTGGTGGCCACGACCCGCGACGCCATCAAAGAGATCATTCGCGAGGGGCTGTTCGAGGGGTGGAGCGTGTCCGACGCGGCCGGGCGCATCGAGACGCTGTTCGAGGGCTTCTCCGACTGGCGGGCCGAAATGATCGCCCGCACCGAACTGAACGCCGCGTCCAACGCCGGGGCGAACGAGGGGATGCGCACCAGCGGCGTGGTGGGGCGCCAGCAGTGGCTGTCGGCGCTGGACGAGCGCACCCGCCGGGCGCCGCAGAGCGAGTTTGACCATTGGGCCGCGAACGGTGAGATCGCGCCGGTGGATGGGTACTTCACGGCGACGGGCGGCCGGCTGGCGTTCCCGGGCGACCCCGAGGGGGATCCGGGCAACAGCATAAATTGCCGCTGCACGATCGTCCCTGTGATCGAAGGCCAGGGGGAGTAATATGGACGCAACCATAAAGCAAAAGCTGCTGAACATTGACCGCGAGACGGATTCGGCCGACGGCCGGATGCGGTTCCTAATGACGAGTGACGCGCTGGACCGCGACGGCGAGGTCGTGGATCCCGACGGGATGCTGGCCGACTCGTTCATGCGCAACCCGGTGTTCCTGTACGGGCACGACAGCTATGCGCCGCCGATGGGCCGCATCGTGTCGCTGACGCGCACGGGGGCGGGCTGGGAGGCCGAGGTCGAGTGGGCCGACGCCATCAACCCGTTCGCGGCGATGATCAAGGCGTACTACGACGCCGGCTTCATGCGGGCGGTGAGCATCCGGTTCATCCCGAAGGAGTGGGAGACGGGCAAGCCGGACGAGGATGGCTACACCTACAAGTTCACGAAGTGGGAGCTGCTGGAGCTGTCGGCGGTGACGATCCCGAGCAACCCGGAGGCGTTGCGTGTGCGGTCGGCCTGTGAGGGGCCGGTGCGGCAGTGGATCAAGGGGCTGCAGGCCGCGATGGACACGCCCGAGAATAAGCCTGAAACCAAGGCCGAGTCCGCAGAAGCGCCGGCCAATACCCCGGCGCCGGGTGACGGTGAAAACGCCGGGGTATCTCTTTCCACATTGATCAAGCGCACCCGGGGCCGGCTGGCCGGCATCAAGGCGGCACTAAAGAGCTGCTATGACGACCTGGACGCGCTGCTGGCCAAGTTGGCCGACGGCTGCGATGACGACGACGAGGATGATGACGACGACGACGAAAAGGGTCTGGATACCGGCATGACGGACGCCACGCCCGCCAAGTCTGTCCAGGCTGAGACCGCCCAAGGCACCCCGGCCGCAGAGGTCGGGGAGGAGAGAAAAACTGATGACGGCGGCATCACCTTGGATAGCCTGGTGGGCGACGAAGTGCCTGAGGGCTTCCACGTCACCGAGCAGGACATCGCCGAGACGGTGGGCCGCAAGCTCACCGAGATCATGGCCGAATGGGAAGCGGCCAAGTCGGCTGATGAGGATTACCTGTCGGGGCGTGCGGCGATCCGGCATCTGCTGGAATGACAGATAGATGAGCGTGTTGCAAAGCAAACAGGGAGGATTCAATACCATGAGCGAAACGGTTTTCAAGAACAAGCAGGAGCTGGACGATCACATCGGCTCCGTGGTGATGTCCGCGCTGGAGGCGTGGAACGAGAAAGCCAAGGCCAACGGCGACAAGCTGCAGGCGCGGGATCCGCGCAGCGGCCAGACCGTGGACGCCGACGAGCTGATCCGCGAAGAGCGGGCCAAGTCGGTGAGCCGGATCAAGGCCATCGAGGAGAAGTCGTTCGACCCGCGGTTCACCAGCGGGCTGATGCAGTCCGGTGAGTACCGCCGGCTCGTCACCGACTGGTTCAAGGGCATGTTCGATCACGGCTACGGCAAGACCGCCGATTGGCGCGACACCGCCGCGAAGCTGGCCGAGTTCGAGCCCACCGCCGAGCGGCAGAAAACCATCAGCTCGGCCTCGGCCACCTCCGGCGCCGAGTTCATGCCCACCGGTTTCGAGAAAGAGATCTGGATGCGCGTGGGCAACTACAACGTGCTGCGCCAGGTGGCCACCGTCGTTCCGGTGGCCGGCAAGGTCACGTTCCCGACGTCCACCACCCGCGCCACGGCGTACTATACCGCCAGCACCACGGCGCCGGCCGGCCAGTCGGCCATCGTCTCCGGCAACGTCACCATCGACCCGCACAAGCTGATCGTGTGGGATGAAGTGGATAAGAAGCTGTTCTACGCCGGCGGCGTGGACCTGACCGACTACCTGGCCACCGCGTTCGCCGACGGCATCGGGTACACCGAGCTGTACCACATGACCAACGGCAACGGCACCAACCAGCCCAGCGGCTTCGCCAACCATACGGCCTACTCCAAAGTCACCGCCGTGACCCTTGAAACCGGCCTGACCCTGGCGTATGCCGATCTGGTCAACCTCGAGTTCACCCCCGACAGCAAGTACCGCCAGTTCGGGGCGTACATGATGAGCACCGCGGCGATGAAGCTCGCCACCAAGCTCAAGGACAGCACGGGCCAGCCCATCTGGACCCGCGCCGCCGAGGGCCGGCCGCAGCTTTTGAACGGATACCCGGTGTTCCTCAACGAAACCATCCTGGCCAACATCAGCATCTCCGGCGCCAACACCACCGAAATCTACTTCGGCGACTGGAAGGCGTACCTGATCGGCGATCTGAAGCAGATCGCGTTCGAGATGAGCGACCAGGCCGGCGATGCCTTCAAGAACGACAGCGTGTACGTCAAGAGCGTCTGCTACAACGACGGCAAGCTGCGCGACGAGGCCGCCATCGACTACCTCACCGCCGTGCACCACTGAGGCGCGTGAGCTGACCGTACCCGTGACTTAGGCTGACGCGGGGGCGGGGCATAACGGACCCCGCCCCCTTTTCAAAACCGACGGAGGGAGGAACGCGAGATTATGGCCATGATTCAAGTTCTGCGGCCGTGCATCATCCACTGCGGCGCCGACGAGTACAACCTGGAGCCGGGCATCCGTGCGGTGCCGGCTGAGATCGCGGATCGGGCCATTGGCCACGGTCTGGCGGTGAGGTTTCTGGACGATACGACGATGCCTGATCCCGTTACCGAGCCCGAGCCCATTCCGGTTGTCGAGGATGCGCCGGACAAGGCGATGCACCTGAAGGGCACGCGGCGCAAGGGCACCAGCCGGAGGCGCCGGGGATGATCGTACAGGTTGACCGTCCATTCAAGGTGGCCGGCAACGATCCGGAGTACAAGCCGGGCGAGGTGATCCGCTTGCCCGTCGAGATGGCGTCGCTGTTCGTCGGCCTTGGGCTGGCGCACCCGACGCAGGACACCGGCGAGGCGCGGGCATTCGTGGACGACATCCAGCGGCTGCGCCACGACATGGGCATCCGACCCTATGATCCCAACGTGTACTTTCACGACAAGGCCAGCCTGTGGGATGTGCGGCCGGGGCAAAAGATCCTCATCATCCGCAAGTACGGCGGCCTTGGCGACATCCTGATCGCCAGCTATCTGCTCCAGGCGGTGCATGAGCGGTTCCCGGACAACCCGCTGACGTTCGCCAACCCGCGCCGCTACCGCGATCTGTTCGATGGCGTGGACTGGCTGCACTTTCTGGAGTACGACGACATTTTCAAAGAGTATTCGTGGATCCGCGGCGGTGTCATTGCGAACGAGATCACCGAACAGTATGACGTGGTGGAGGACATTTCCACGCCGTGCCATATTTGGGAGGTGTCGTTCAAGGCGTTCGACTTTGACCGCGGCGGGCTGCTGTGGCGCAACCGGCTCGACATGTGGGGCAATTGGGTGGGCGTGTACGGTTTCGATGAGCCGAAGTCGTGCGTTTCGATCAGCCGGGACGAAGTGAAGCGGGCCCGGGGCAAGTTTTTCGGCAACGCGGCCAACCCGCTCCTGCTGGCGCCCATGTCGGCGCTGGACGCGAAAGACTTCCCGTACTATGACGAGCTGCGCAACAAACTAAACAAACGCGGCTGGAACGTGTTCCTGGCCGGCAACAAAAAGTATTTCATGGAGCGGGAGCCCGTGCCGCCTCTGTATGCCTCCAGCAACCGCGAACTGCTCGCAATGGTTGGTGCGGCCGATTACATCGTGACGGTGGACTCGGCGTTCCTGCACGCGGCCGGCATCATGGGCACGCCTGGCGCCGGCATTTTCAACATCAACGACGGCGCCACATATTGCAAATACTACCCCGCCATCACGCCGGTGCAGCTCTGTGATCGTCCGTGCATCATGCTCTACTGCCACAAGTGCCAGTACGACTACCAGATGCGCAAGACGTGCTACCCGAAAGACAGCGTAGACAGGATCCTGGCGGCGGTGCCCGACCCGGCGCATCCGGTGAAGTTGCCAAGGCGTAGGAGGGGGCGATGACAATGTTACGACTGAACCTGGGCTGCGGCGACAAGATGATCGATCACCCAGAATGGATGAACATTGACAACCGCAAGGTGGCGCCAGACAGCGCCATTTTCGTGCGGCATGACATCCGGCACGTCCGGGCCAACATCGCCCGGGATGGCTCCGTGGATGAGATCATGCTGTCGGACGTGCTGGAGCATTTTCGGCTGGACGACGCCAAGAAGCTGCTCGAGGACTGTTACGCCATGCTGAAGCCGGGCGGCAAGTGCACCATCAAGACGCCGGTGATCCATCTGCTGGTGAAGTGGGCCAAGACGCACGGCGAGTGGGACACGGCGCTGCGGTGGTATGGCGGCAATGACTACCCCGGCAACACGCACCAGTTCTGCTGGCCGGAGGCCGAGCTGATCGCCTACCTGCGCGGGATCGGATTCAAGGTGGTCAACCGCTCGTACATCGAGGACACGAACCTGCTGGTGGAGGTGGTGAAATGAGCCGGTGCGCGCTCGTCACCTACGCGGATCTGGAGGCCATGAGCCGGCGCACGTTTACGGCGACCGACCGGGCCACGCTGACTTCGCTCATCACCCAGGTGGAGAATTACGTGGCGGCCAACTGCCTCGACTGGACCTATGAGGCGGCCGGCACGACGCATGATTACGACGGCACGGGTGGCGATACGCTGTACCTGGGCCGCTGGTGCGCCAACCTGACGGCCCTCGACGACGACGGCAGCACCATCGCCACCACCGATGTCATCAACCGCGGCTACTCCCTCCGCTACAAGGATCAGACGTGGCGCGAGGACTACGACAACATCACGGTGACAGGGACGTGGGGCTGGCAGGCCGCGGCGAACGCGCCCGACGACTTCAAATACATGGTGCGGCTGATCTGCCTGGATGCGCTGTCGGCGTGGTTCGACCGCGAGGAGCGGAGCGTGTCCATCGGCGGTGTGAGCCAGACGTTCGACTTCGGGATGATCACCCGGGACGCGGCGATCCGTTCGGTCTGGCTGAAATACGCGGGGGTGGCGTGCGTATGAGCCGCCGCTTCAAGGACAGCTTCACGGTGTACCGCAAGACGGCCACGACGGCCGACACGGGCGAAGTGACGTACACCGAGGCCGCCGTGGTGACGGACGGCACGGGGCTGTTCTACAACAAAGGCGAGGCGTTCGGCTGGCGGGACGACCGGGGCCGGGTGACGGGCACGTGGCGGCTGCTGACCGAGTGCGCCCACGACATTCAAGAGAACGACAAGGTGCTCCACGGGACGCGGTACTTTACCGTGATCTCGGTTGAGGACATGGACAAGCGGTTCCAACTGGTGGTGCTCGATGCCTTATGACGTGATCGGCGCACGCATTGTGCTGGATGATCCCGCCATCAAGCGGCTCGGCGAAGCTACGGCCAGGGACATGGTGGAGAGCGCCGCGCAGATTATCGTGGCCGACGCCAAGGGTAGCTTTACCGGAGGCGGCGGCGAGTACGGCGAGCCGGCCAAGGGTAACGAGTATCCGAAGGGTGTCAACGGTGACATCGTGCACGTGGCGTCGGCACCCGGCCAGCCACCGGCGGTGGACACGGGGCGCCTGCGGGCCAACCTGGACATGGTGATGATGCCGGGCGAGCCGCGGGCGCTGATCGGCACCCCGGTGGACTACGCGCCGTTCCTCGAGTTCGGCACCAGCCGGATGAAGCCGCGCCCGCTGTGGCGCACGGTGATCTACCGCTATCATGGCAATAACAACCTGGCGTACAAGGCGGCGCGGCACTTGAAGGCCCGCGGGAGGTTGCGCTGATGGCGTCCGACTACGACAACATATACATCGCCATCCGCAACGCGCTGGTGAACAACGCCGACGTGGCGGCGGCCGTTGGGAGCCGGGTGTACAACCTGTGGCGCACCGGCACGGCCAGCACCTACCCGCGCATCAACATCGGCTACATCAGCGACACGGTGAACGAAAACGACATCCGGCAGCAGTTGTGGCAGATCAGCATTTTCGACGATGACCGCGACG